CAATTAAAAGAATAGACTATGTCTTTACAAATTAATGACGTCTCGTATGCTGGTAAATTCGCAAGTCAATATTGGACACCTGCGTTTTACGGAATGGACACTCTGAAAAAGGGAGTTGTCAATGTGATAGATAATATCAAAAAGAAAATAAACATTGGTAATATAGATTTTGCAGGCGGGTTGCAGCCACGTCAGGCTACCCCTACTACTCCACTTGGCACATGGACTGTGGACAAAAAATATCTTGAGCCACAGGATGCCATGCTTTATAGCATTTTCAATCCTCGTGATCTTGAAGCGCATTGGGAAAGTGAGAACCTGAGCGAGTTGCTGCTTGAACGCCAGTTGCCCGCCAGCTTTGAAAGCTATGTTATCTATACGATGATGAGCCGTACATTTGAAAAAATGGAAACTGGCTGGTGGATGTCATCTAAGAATTATCAGGCTATCACTGACCCATTAGACGCACGTTACTATCTTCAGTTCTTCAACGGCTATATATCACAGCTTGTATCTGATGCAACTGTGCAAAATGTTGCAGGTGCGGTTACGCTTACTAATGCAAACGTTGGTGCTGCTCTTGATGCCCTTATAAACATTATCACGTTGAATAAAAAGGCGCTTATAACAAGCACCAATAAGTATAACAGGATGAAGTTTGTGATGTCTCCTTTGACTGAACTTCTTTATAACCAATATTTGACTACCGGTACTGTTTATAAGGGTACAGATTATTCTACAAAAGGCACTCCATCATGGAAGGGTTATGAAGTGGTATCTCTTGCTGGTTTCCCTGATAACACAATTATCTTTGCTGAGGCTCTGCCAAGTTTTGATGGTGCGTTCCACATTGGTCTGAACAGCGCAAGTGATGAGAACACGCTTCTAATGGCTCGTACAAGGAATATGGATGAAACATTCTTTGTAAAGGCTCTGATGAAAATGGATGTTCAGTATAAGTATGGTAATGAAATTGCAATGTACACAACTTTAACAGCAGCAAACTTTATAGTATAATATGAAACAACTAATAACTTTAGTGGCTTTTATAGCCCTCGGATTTAGCGCAAATGCGCAGTTTAGGACAACCCGCCAGGCATACTTTGGTGTGCAGGATGCAAGTGTTACCGGGTATAAAACAATAACCGTTAGCGACACAGCAGGTGCTACTGTTGATACAATCAGGATTCGCCCTGCATCGTCTATTACAGACCTGAATTATGTAACAACAGATAGTGCAGCTATAAATCTGTATTCTCTTGCAAGTTGTTATAAAGGTGATGAAATTCATTTTTGGGTTACAAATGGCGGCTTTACAAATGCTCTTTATCTTACAGGTAGTTTTGTTTTCTCAACAGGTACCGGTAGAATTGCTCTAACTGCAAACAAATCTTCAATGATTGCATTTAGGTTTGATGGAGTGAAATTTGTAGAAATTGACCGTGTTTTAAATTATTAAAATGAATGTTTATAGTGATGATTTAAAAGGTACACTTGTTTCTAATCCCAAATTAGAGCAAGTGTACTTTTTGGAAGACGGCACACATATTTTTACTGCTCACAAATGTGAAAAAACAGATAAACTATATGCGAGATTAGAAGCCCAAATTATTCCTAGCGGTAATTTAGTGGTAGTTAACAGCATGTTTGTCGGCATCAAAGGATTTGAGGTGATACAGACTATCAGCCGAGATGAGATTTTAAACGGCAATATTGTGGAGCAACAGCCACAAGAACAGCCACAAGAGCAATCAAAGAAAAACAAAAGAAAATAATTCATGGCACGTTCATCAGTTCAAATAATTTTAGGGCAAGGACAAACAGGGCAACAGCCAGCAGGAACAGACTTCATTAGTGGTCTGCAACTTTATGGTACTGCACCCGGTTCTTTTGCTACTACTGCTTGTCAGGCTGTTTATTCAGTTGCCGATGCAGAAGCTAAGGGTATTACAAATAACTATTCTGATGAAACTCAGGCAATAGGGATAGTAACAATAGGTGGTATTCCTGCGGCAGGTGATACACTAGCAATAACAGTTACTGAGCCTAAGCCAAATGGTCTAACAACTATTGTAAGTTTAGGAACAGGTACAGCCCCTGCTACGCCAACAGTAACTACTTATGCAGCAGCAGTTGTAGTAGTTATAAATGCAGGCACATATTCTCATGGTTATAGTGCAACTAATACGGCAGGTGCGATATTTATAACTGCTAGAAAAGGCACAGGTGTAAGTCTTAATACAGGCAGCCCAATAGCAATTGCAGGTGCAGGTACAGCTACATATACTATTACTCAGCAGTTTGGAACAGGTAGCGGAGGTGCAACAACTGGTGTTTATTCTAAAAAGGCTATATGGCGTTATCATATCTCTGAATATTTCCGTCAGCAGCCTAATGGTAAGCTGTGGGTTCAGTTCACATCTACACCATCAAGTACATTTGCCGAGGTAACTACTTTGCAGAATGTAGCAAATGGGGAATGTAAGCAGATAGCAGTCTATGACCCAACAGTTACGAGTGCAAGTGCATTTACATCTAACATGACAAAGCTGAATACACAGGCTATTGGATTGTTTGGAGTGTATGTACCATGTGTCATTGTATATGCGCCAAATGTCGCAGCAATAACCGATTTAAGCACATTGGCTAATCAGCAAGCATATAGCAACAACTATGTATCCCCTATTATTGTTCAGGATGGTAATGCAGTAGGTGCTGGGTTGTATGTAACTTCGGGTATATCAATAAGTGCAGTAGGTTGTGTGTTGGGTACAATAAGTACAGCGGCAGTATCTCAAAATATCGGTGAAATAGGCGCATTTAATCTTACAGATGGCACTGAATTAGCTGTACCGGCTTTCTCTAATGGTACACTAGTGAGCGCATTATCTTCTAATCTGCTTGACCAATTGGATGCTTACCGATACATATTTGCTACGACAATAGCTAATTATACGGGTACTTACTTTAATAATGACTGGTCTGCTATTGTTCAGACAAGTGATTATCTTCGTATCAGCAGGAACAGGACAATTAATAAAGCTGCAAGAGGTTTGTATCAAGGCGTTATACCTTTGCTTAAATCACGTTTGCTTGTAAATGCAGATGGGACATTGACAGAACTTACTATCCAGCAGTTCAAAGGGGCGGCTTTACCGTACATGAACCAAATGGTAGCTAATGGAGATATAAGTGCTGTTGACATTATCATCAATCCCAATCAGAATGTGGTAACTACAAATACAATAACAATAGGGGTTAAGATAGTTCCTGTTGGCATTGCAGATTTCATAAATATACAATTAGGTTTCGCAGTTAAAATTTAATAAATGAACACATCATTTTCAGCAATAGCAAATGTAGGCGGAGTTAGTTACAGTAGTGCTAATGTCAATGTCCTGCTTTCATCAGTACCTTTGATTTTTGTGCGTTCAATTTCTTACGACAAAAAAAGAGATGTAAAAAATAACTATGCTCTCGGTGCTGAGCCTGTAAGTATTGGCTATGGTATGGTAACTTATACTGATGGCACTTTGGAGATAGCTATGGATGATTGGAAACGTATCATACAAGGCGCACCAAAAGGAGACCCTACTTTGATACCACCATTTGTTATACAGGTTACATGGGCGCCTGATGCTACCAATATTAAGACTACTACTGATACTTTGCTTAATTGCCGTTTTTTACAGGATGGGCAGGATGTAAAGCAGGGTGATACTATTCACTACAAATCTTATTCCTTTGCTTATGCAGGGATGAATCGTATTTAACAATTAAAAACAACACACATGACACCACAAGAACAAGCAGTAAGTATAGGTGAGAGCCTAAAGTGTAAAGTACATCCGATTGTATTTAAGGTACAGAGTGGGGGTGTAGAGGAAGAAGTTGCGGGTTATATTCGTAATCCTGATTTGGCTACAAAATTAAGGTTGGTTGACCTTATCAACAATGGTTCTGCCATTGTAGGTAGTTCAAATGCTTTAGAAAGTTTGCTGATTAAGGATTATAGTGATAAGCGTATTGTTGACAAGCATATAGAAGAAAATGAAAAGTTTTGGATAGGTGCATGTTATGCTATGTTGGGAATGATTGAGGTTGCCTACCCTGACCTTAAAAAAAAATAGAAGACTACAAGATTGACGATGAAACCGAGGGCTGGGCTGTATGGCTCGCCCTCTTGTCGTATTATAACGGTTTCCACGACAATATTGATGATTGGGATGATGACAGGTTGATTAAGTCTGTTGAGAGGTTAAAATGCAGTATGCGAGTTTTAGGTTTAATGAAAAAATGATATGGCTGATATAGGAGTACGGTATGTCCTTACCTTACAGGATTTAGCGAGTAATCAGTTTAGAATTGCCGAGCAAAATGCGCAGCGATTAGAGGGTAGTATATCTAGCTTGAATAATACTTTAAGAAGTACGGCTTCTGCATTTGGTGTTGGTCTTGGGCTACATTCTTTAGTTGAATTTGGCAAGAGTGTTATTGAAACTACTGCCCAATTAGAAGGGTATCAAAATCTAATTAAATTTAGTAGTAGAGATATTACAGAAGCCACTAAAAATCAAGAAGAATTAAACAAAGTTGTATCTAATTATAAATTACCATTAATTGAAGTTACAGACCAATATAGTAGATTTTTAGCTGCTGTTAAAGGTACAAGTATAGAAGGTGAGCAAGCTAGGAAAACATTTGACGATATGGCATTAACGCTTGGCGTAATGCACTTACCTGCTGAGAGGGCAGGTCGGGCTTTATATGCTGTGCAAGAAATGTTTTCGGAAGGTCGTGTTCAAACAAGACATTTTGTAAGACAATTGGCTGCGGCACTTCCAGGTTCTTTGGAAGTAGCTGCTGAAACATTAGGAGTTAGCATTCCTGAATTTATGCACAAACTTGCTGCCAAAGCGGGTAGTGGGCATGAAATCTATGCAGCAGATTTTTTGCCTAAGTTTTTTGAGAATTTCAGAAAGCAAATGGAAGGTAATTTGCCTGTTGCTTTACAATCTTTTACTTCGCAAATAAATGATTTATCAAATGCTTGGTTAAAAGCTAAAGAATCAATAGGGGAAGAATTTAAGCCTGAATTTACCGAATTGATAAATAAACTTAAAGAAGGTGCTAAATGGGTAAAAGAAAATAAGGAAGCAATTAAGGAATGGGCGGTAACATTAACTTCATTAATTAAGATATGGGTTGAATATAAAGCAGTAATGCTGTTGATAAATACTGCTCAGATTGCTTATTCTGCATTTATGGAAGGTTTTCTTGCATCATCTCCATCGCAAGTAGTGGCTATAAATAGTCAAGCAGCAGCATATGAAAGACTTAATATTGCAATGCAACAAGCAACTGTTTATGGGGCTGCTGGGTTAGGTACAAGTGGAATACCCTTGATGGCAGCAGGAACGGCAGTTCAAGCAGATACGGCTGCGGTAAGCAAAATGGGGATGGGTGCCAGCCTTAT